TAACTTAAATGCGTTCGCGGCTTGTGTGGCAGACAGTGACGTTGTAATCCCTATCTGTTTCGCTTGTTCTGCATAAAACTTTAAGTCTTTACCCGTCGCGCCTGTAATAGCAGATAGGTTAGCGATTGACTGCCCAAACTCTGCCGTTTTTGCTATTGCTTTTTGAATACCAGTAACAGCGCCAAAGGCTAGAAATGCACCACCGACTCTGCGCAATGATATAGCGGATTTTACACCTTGTTTTTCTAGTTTATCCAGATTTCTGGTGGCGTGCAGAACACCTTTACTGTCAACTTTTATCCCAAGCGTTGCTATATCCATCTTTTTTTTTACCCTTTGTTGACCGCACTAAGACGCCTGATTGCATTGATTTCAAATGGCGATAGCTCACCGTGTATCTCGGAATATTCTTTCAATTCAAGATAGCTGATCTTTCCACCATCTGAATCATTTAAATCTAAAAAAGC